GGTTCAGGCTGGCGTAGGTCATGCCGGTGGCTGCGCCTGCAGCGTTCACGCCCATGAGACCAGCTGCGCCGGCGTACGGGAAGATCGGGCGCTTGTCGACGTCAAGCTGACGGCCGAGCAGTTCCCAAACGTTCGGGGCAACGAACAGGTGGTCGGGTGCGAAGTTCGTGGCGCTCAAGATATTGACGGCCGCACCGTAAAGGGCGGTGATCAAGCTCGAAGGGTCGTCTTGGTCGACTGTCCAGGTGACGCCCGAGACAGCTGCGCCGGCGGTGATTGCGTCGGCTGCGATGTTGTCGGTGGCGATGAGGTATTCACCAGCCAAGTCGTTAAGAACGATCTGCAACGCGGCGGGGTCGGTGAAGTCAATGTCTTGGGCCGAAAGGGTGACCTGGCCGGCCACCGTCTGCTTCGTCACCGTGTTGGCGGCAATGACCATGGTCGTTGCGCTTACCGGATCGAACTCGGCGTTCTGCTTCGCGGCGCTGGTGTGCGTGGTGATCGTCGGGCGGGTGAACGTCTTCGACGGGGTGCCAGGCATTGCGCGTGCGCCGACGGCGGCGACGACGGGGCGAATGAAGTTGAGATCCTGGAAGACGGGGCCGAGCACCGGCACCGGCAAAAGGCCAGGCGTGTTGGTGGTGGCGATGTCGCCGGCCGCGGCCTGAAGGGCGGTCTGCTTGCTCTTCTGTGCTTCGACGAAGGCTTCGTTGACGCGGTGCCAGGTGTCGCCACCGGTGTGATACGCGGCGAGGTATTCGGCAGCGCTGGGCATGTCGAACTTGCGCTTGGCCTGCGCATGGATGGGGGCGGTCGGCACGATTTCTTCCGACGCGGCGGCGGTGGTGTCTTCCATGGTAATGGTCTCCTCTTCGGGTTCGCTGTCTGGATTATTGCTCACGGCGTCGGGGTTGTGGTGGATACTTGCTCGGACTTCGGTGATGGTAGCACCAGCGAAGGCGGGGATCGGGACAAGGGACAGTTCGAGCCATTCGGCCTCGAGCACGGTAATACGGCCCTGGTCGTCTTCTTCGAAACGCAACGGATTGACCCCTACCGATACGTCGAACACGCCGTCGGCGGCCAAGGTCAGGGCCTCGTCACCCAAAGGCGTGTTGCTAATCCGCATTTCGGCCATCATTGCGCCCTCGACTTCGACGCGCTCGGCGACGATCCCGACCGGCTTGGTGCTGTCGTGGTACATGAAAACACGGGGGGCTTTGCCGTCGACGGGAAGACTGCCCTGTTTGAACATGACTTCGGTGCCGTCTGAAACGGTCGCCCAAGTGTCATACGGCACGGCGACAGCCGTGATGCTGCGGCGGCTTTCGCCGTCTTCGCCTTTGGCTGCGCTGACGGTGATCTGGTCGGCTACTAAGCGGATCATGCAAGCTCTTCCTGTGTGTTTTCTTCTGACTGTTCTGACGGTCGGCTGTTGCCGCGCTCGGGCAGCTCGGACTCGAGCAAGTAGTCTTCGGCGTCAAACTCGACAAAGGTGCCGCGGGGCAGCTGCTGGCTTAACGCGTCTTCGATGCAGCGGGCATAGACGCTGGTGCCGAATAGCCACAAGTCGCGGCGTGACTGTTCGCTTGACTGGTACGAATATGATCCGGTAGACACGCCTACCAGGTACGGCGGCACGTTACAGACACGGGCCATTTCGAGCGCCGAATAGTTAGACGACTCGATAAGAAGCATTTTGTCAGGCGTGGCGTTTGACGGTTCGTACGTCAAAAACTCGTTAAGCGCCGCGGTCTGGTTCGTCTGGCGAGCCGCATTAAACGCCGCGGCAAGGTCTTGCAGCTCGGCCGCGCTCAAAGGTTCGCCACCTGTCTGCTTCAACACGCCCGCGGGGATCGCGCTCGAGGCGTTGCGGCTGCGTGTCGCTTCGATCTGTAGCGCCGTTTCCAAAGCTGTGTAGGCGCTGTAAATGATGCCCTGCAGCGGACTGATGATCTGCACGACGTTTCGGTAGTCGATCTCGCCGCCCTGGAAAAAGATCGACTTCGACTTACCGAACCAGACGGGGCCGGCCATGTCTTCGGTCGTGACCGATCCCGCGGGCAAGCGCGTGGCCTGCGCCATGTAGCCGTCAGTGGTTCTGGCCGTAATGTAGAGAAAAGCGCGGCCGAAAAACAGCAGGTCGTCAAGGATCCACGACCACAAATAGCTGTTCGGCATTTCGGGGTCAAGCTGCGCGAGCCAGCTGCGTGGCTCTAGGTAGATCTCTTCCATTTCTTCGCCGTTCCATTGGCGGCGGTACATCTTTAGATCAAGCGTGGAAAGGATCGACGCGTGAAGATCGCGAGCGCGGGACACGGTCGGAACCTGCATAAAGCGGTTGCGAAGGTCGCCTTCGACGTAGCTGTAGTACTGGCCGATCATGTTCAGGCCGGCGTTGTTGCTGTTGTACCAGTTGACGCCGCCCGCGGCAGCAGCCTTGGCCGGCGGGGCGGGGCTGATCGCCGCCTTGTTTACTTTGCGCAGGAAGGCCATGGGCTAAGTCTTACACACTTTCGCTATACGTAAGTGGACTACGCCGCCGAGTCCCGACGAAACGGCGACGCAATCCAATCGCCACGTTACTACCTGGCAACGGCCAGCATGGGCTTCCCCCCATGGTTCGGCTTGGACTCGAGCGCGGCGGCCCAGACCATGCAACGCGCCAGCGTAATGTCGCCTGGGGATCGTGTCGAGCTAAGCGCCACGCTGCCCTGGTGTTTGACCATGACGGCCCGTTCGACATGCTCGCCAAGTGAGGCTTCGCCGCGGTGCATGATCTTGCCTTCCACGATCATGCTGCGCACGGTCAGAGTCCACTTCAGCAGCTCGCGGTAGCCGACGATGACGCGGCGGCGCTCGAGCGCCAGCGGGCAGTGCACTTCCAGGCTGGGGGGTATGGCCAGCCGCAGCGTCGGTGTGGCTTTCATGAGATCGCCCACCAGACGCCACATTTCGGCTTGCGTGTCGACATTGAACGCCACCCCTACCATGGTGCGGTCACCGATTTTGACGGCCCTTACGGCCATGTAGCGGCTTTCGTCGGTCGATGCTTCGACAGCCAGCACGCCGCCTGGTGGCATGTCTTCGGCTGTTTCGGCCGCGGCCCACAGGCCTTGCTCGAGCCAGCCGTTAGCCGAGGCGGTGAACAGGTTTACAGATCCGCGAAGGAAGGCCGACCGGTTCGGGGCCTTGGCTTCGGCTTGGATTGTGCGCAGCTCGAGGGTAGTGCCCAGGGCGGGGTTGGCGTAGGCCCAGGCTTCGGGGGTCATGGGGTCTAGGTTGCTCGGGGGTTCCCATGTCGCGAAGTACATGGGGCCTACTTCGCCGGCGTCGATCTGCCTTAGGCCCTGTTCCCGCCAGCGCAGCATTAGGTGGCTGTCCTGTGTGCCGGCTGTGGAAAACATGGCCAGCAGCGGGTTCCGTCTGGCGCGCTGTGCAGGTAGCAGGCCTTCGTCGACCGCGGCTTCGGACACGGCCCAACACTCGTCAATGACGCATAGATCGATGCTGTAGCCGTGGCCGGCCTGGGGCGTGGCCGCCCTGACTAGCCAGGTGCTGCCGTCGGGCATGTCCAGCGACATGCGGCCATATGACCAGGAAGGTTTAGCGCCGGCCTTCGCCTCGAGGATCGGGGCCAGGTATTTAAACAGCGCCGTGGCCAGATCCAGCTTGTGCGCGACCGATACCACCGTCTGGGGCTGGCCGCGGGCCGCGCCCTGCGTACACAACCACCAGCCAATTAAAGCGGCCATCAGGGTTGTTTTCCCATTTTGACGGGCAACGCTGACCATCGACTGACGAACCAGCCATTCGTCGCCCACATGCTGCGTCATGCCGGCCGCGGCGCGCAGCTGCCAAGGCATTAGCTCGACGCCCAGAACGTTGCGGGCAAAGTCCCCAATGTCGGCCGCGAACGATTCGGCGTCACTCTGCGTGGTCGTTTCCAATCGGGGCCAAGCGTGGCCAAGCGGGGCCGATTCGCTCAAACCCTTGGAAAATATACGATTTGGAAGG